AGAAATATGGCTGACGCAATAACAACAAGAATGGCTAGTTTCTTCATGTCCCCTCACTCACGGTACGGTGGCTAACTTGCCCGCCGAAACTGAATGTAGAATTCTTTAGCGAGTGTTCGATACGAGCACCGCCCACTTTGTCACCCGCCTCTTCATAGCCGGCATCACGCATGTACTTGATCTTCTCGCGCTGCGAGGTGTGCTCCAGACCCGTTGCGTCGCTTAGTTGCGCGCACCCGTAGACATCGGTAGACGGGGCACGCCCGCGCTCCCACGTCACATCCATCTGCCCGCCGCATTCCGGGCAGGGTGGGTACTCGTTAAACGGCGAGGCGTCGTCCCACAGCTTGTGGTCACAGTGGGTGCAAAAAAGATCACGTATCTGCCAACTCACTACTGTCCCCCTCCACCGAGAAGCTGCGCGACTTCAGGCGGGATTCCGCCACCCGCCCCGCCGGTTCCACCCGTACCGCCACCCTTCTGTTCTCCCACGCCTTCGCGTGCGTTTTGCACGGTGGCTGCCGCAGAACTGATACGGGAATTGCTCAGCGCATCGGGTACCATTGCGTCTTGGAGCGGGTAGCCACGGGCCTCTACGAACTTGCGTGCGTAGAATGCCGTGTTGAAAATCTCCGGCGCACTCGCCGCGAGTTGGAAGTCCTGTGCGGCCTTGACCGCATCGGCATCATGGTCGCGCTTGCGGGTTGAGCCGTGGATAACGTGAAAGTCGTAGTCCTTGTGCATGTCTTCGACGGTTACACTCGCCCACTCCTGCACGCCGATAGAGTCGTTTTGACCGACCACGCGCACGATCTCGTCCCCGGTGAGTGCCATCGTGGCGCGGCGGCCCTGCATGTGAAGTCGGATTACGTCCTTGTTGAAGTCTTCATAGCCGTCTGCAATGCGTGCGGTATTTACGTCTTGGCCCTGCTGAACGCTCGCGGCCTCGGTTGCCGTATCCACGTTGATCCTCTGGGCGCGGCCCATCTTACTTTGACCGATGACTTCGCGCAGATCCTCTTCCAACAGCGCGTTGTACTGGAGAAGTTCTTGCGGGAAGGCACCGGTTGAGATCGCGGACATGGCATTTTCCAGCCCGCCCGCAAACTCAATGATCTCCTTCACTGACGCATCTTGCAAAATCGCCAGCATATCGGGTTCGATCTTGTTCTTGTCCACGCCGATTACACGCGGCAGCCGGTGGACGAGTAGGTGCATCAGCGTTCGCAACTTGTTCAGGTCTTCTTGGATGGTGCGAATCTCATCCATGATGGCGATATTAAACGGTGTGTCCATCTGCTCGTTGACGGCAAGCACCGAATACGGCAGAGTCTCCCACGGAATCGGCCAGTCCTCACGCTCCCGTAGCGGCTTGTCCAGCCCATCGAGAGTCATCTGGAACCAAGTGCGCTCTTCGGCCTCGTAGACCGTCCAAACCTCTACGTCGTTTTCCCGGTCGGGGTCTGTTTCTACGTCGATGTAGTCCCACGTTTCGGTTTGCTTCCATTCGGTTCCGACGTTGCCCGCGAACCCCCCAAGGCCCTTACGGTCGATCATGTTCGGGTTGTCTCGGATATTGTCCAACGTCATGATCTCGCGGAAGGCTACCCATCGGCAGCCATCTTCCGCGTGAAACGAGACTTGCTTCGGGTCGATTAGGACGTTCCAACACGGGATATGCTGGATCCACGGTCGGTCGGGCTTCGCGGGACGGTAGAGTTGCATCTGCCGGCCGCTCTCGCTCTGCCACTCATCAGATGGCGTGAACCCGTTACGCACTAGGCCAAACGGCGCAAACAGGTGGTGGGCAAGTGCGCGATTAGTCTGCCGCTTAAAGTTAAGCTCCTCAATGTCGTAATTGATCAGATGCTCTACGGGTCGCGCCGAGAGTTGATACTCTTCCTGCCTTGGCGTAACCTGCACCTGCGGGTTGCGGGAGCCAATGTCCCCGAGGATCGTGTTCGCAATCGGGAAGACCTTATTGACGGTGGCGAGGTCTTCGCTGTGGAAGCTTCCAAACGCACCACCGTTGATATGCTGCCACTGGTTGCCGCGATTGAACTCGATGAGCATTCGCATGTTCGAGACGTTCTCGGTACCAATCAGGCCACGGCGCTTCCAGATGTCCTTGGCGTAGCGGAGCCTTTCGTTCCACTTCTTGAACTCTTTTTCGCCCATGCGCTCAGCCATACTGCTGCACCTGTCCCCGGGCATACGGCGATACGCCGGTCTGCGCCCAATTCGTCAGTCCGCGTGCGGCGTGTCTGCTGTTGCCGTGTCCGGTTTCTCGCTTCACCTGCCGCATACAAGCGGTCATCCAGTGTTCCTCGGCCTTCTCGGTCAGTGGCCCGGGAGTCGTGAGCGCACCGTACTTCGCGGCGTCAAATGCGTGGTCGGGGCCTGAGAGCGCAGCAGAACCATATTCATTTTTAATGTTCTCGCGATAACGAAGCCCCTCCCACTCTTTCCGTGTCTTCGTGCAGAGTTCCGATATAAACAGCATCGGATGACCCTTCACGGGATCTACGGAGAGCAGGTCTACAAGCAGCCGATGGCCAATGGCGCGGTCGGCTTGCTTCTTCTTGTTCATGGTGATGACGCGCAGCCCGGCCATCTGCATGTACTCTGCAACTTGCGGCTGCTTAGGATCTCCGGTCACATAGGCTAATCGGTCGCCCACGCCATGCTCTTCAAGCTTCTCGCCAATTGCATCTACGAACTGATGCGTAAGCAGCTTGCTCTTGTAGATCTCATCGAAGATTAGGTACGCCCCGCTGGGCATCAGCGCCCAAAACAGCGCCACGCAAGCGTCGTTGTATCCGTAGTCGCAAGATACGAAGACCTTCGCCTGTTGGAGCCAGTCGCGGTCTAGTTGCAGGACGTGACGATCGGCGCGGAACGGAAGGACTTGGCCGGTGTAGTAGCTACCCCAGAGGCCAAGCATCTGCTCTGCAAAGTAGGGGTCATCGGCTGGATCGCCCGACTCGGTACGCGACGCGGCCATCAGCCTTGCCCGTTCGTAGCGCTCCATGTTGTAGACAGGGTTTGCGTGTTTCGGGTAATGAAAATGTTCGATTCCGTGCTCGGGATCTTCTGCGCCCCGCAGGATCATATCGTGGATCCAGTCCGCGTAGGGCTTAGGCGTAGTCGGGAAAAGAGCCTTATAATAGCGAGGCGAGATGTACTTTGTCCAAACCTCTTCCGGGTGTTCAGCAGCCTCCGACCCGCAGAATACGGATACGTCTTCGCCCTGTAGCGCCGCTAGGTTCTGGCAACTCATTCCACGGAAGATCGCTCTGCACGGCGCACCCTTCTCGTCTTTGCCGTATTCCAGCACGATCACCATATCGCCGTTGTTCGGGTTGTTGTGCGCCTTGGTGATATTCACTCCGCGCTGCTTGAACGTGTCCTTCACAACGATTTCATCGTAGATGTAGTCGAATTCCTTACAGGTCTTGAAGGTCGGACCCACGATAAACGCCAACGCCGAGGTCTTCGGAACCGTTGGCATCATCTCCGCGATTACTTCCATCGCCGCAGACTGCGATTTGCTCGTCCGGGCTGGAGCCGAAACAATGCGAATCGGCGCGTCCGAGAGATGGAAATCAATCACCTCTTGGGCGTGCATCTCGTAGCCCATCGCCCTGAACCAGTAGTCACGGGAAAACGCACGGTCCAGTGACGGGTCCGTTGGGTGGTGAACTGCGGGGCGCGTGGGAATCTGGCCTAGCAGCATTTACATGCCCCGAAGGACCCAGAGCCAGCCATTTGAATTTGCGTTCTGAGCATCGAATGTCACAACGCCAGTGGCTTGTGTGGTGATTGTCGCGGCAACAATGTCGGCATTGACCTGATCGGCCTGCCACGCCACGGCAAAGAGATTCGGGATATTACTCGTCCACCAATCCGTGTCGTCAATGTCCGAAAAGTAATAGATCTCAAATTTCAGGTCGTTGGCGTTGGACTTGTGCGTGCCGTTGGAAATCAGATCTGCATTGATCGCATTCACACCGCCCCAAACGCTCGGAAGGTTCGGGACAGTAAACCCGGAGGTCGTGTTGTCCATTACGGGCGTTTTTGCTGCTCCCATACTGCTTCTCCTATTGCGTTAGCCGCTTGAGCAGCCTGTTCGCGTGTTGAACTCGCTCAGCCGTGGTCCCGGTATTGACGGAAGGCAGGCTGTCGCGAAGATCCTGAATTTGCTCCTTGCCAAGTCCCAGATCCCGAAGTTTCGATTTGGTTTCTGCAACGTTGGGGAAAATCTGATCGGCCCAAAACGCATAGATGAGTTTCTCTGCTTCCTGAAACCTTTCTTCCTTACTCTGCTTGTGGCGTAACATCGATTTCCTCTGGTTTGTTGGCTTCGGTTGCGGCCTGGTTTCCAGCACTCACGGTGAGCGTCAGCGTCCCGCCAGCCTCCATGAATCTCTCAGCAGCGGTGGCCACGCCCTCCTTAAGGCTCTCGCAAAAGTCGTTCTCGCCGGTATTCTTCTCTTTCTCGTAGGCCAGCACCTTGTCGGTCGAGATGGCTCCGACCACCGCAAGCGCCTTGGTGTCCTTGAACTTCTCGGGCTCGTCTTCCAACCGCTCGTAAATCTCACTCATCGCCATTACCGCAACCCCGCGATGAAGGTCGATCAATTTGGCTGTCTTGTGCTGGAATTTAGTGAGGTCGTACCGCTTGAGCGCTGCGCGAATGCAATTTGAGTCTTTTACGCCGGCAAATTCGGCTGCATCGGCAATCTTCTTGCCGGAGAGAACCCACAGAACACCGCGATAGGTGCCGGAGCCCTTCGTCCCGTTTAGGCGGGATGCCTTGTCGTACTGGGTCCACTCCGTAAGCGCCTCTTTGGGGCACGGGGGCGGATCGGGTACGCCTTCGGGCGGCTGTGAATACAGCAGTGCCCTTGCACTATCTCCGGCTTCGTCCGGTATTGTGGCCACGGTGATCTACTACCACAACATCTTGTGGTTGTCAACCTACGTGGGTACAATATGTGGTGGTGAAGCGGACCCCAGCCCCGGAGTCGAGGCACGGGACTGAGGCCCTAGCCGGAGTGACCGAGACTCCGACCTTCCGCCGCGAGCACGGCGGGAACCTAGGTGTATCCTCTGTCGTTGTGCGACCATCCTATCCGCCGCTCAAATTCTCTTTCTAATTCGCGGTAGTCCGACTCTTCACCCGATGGGGTTTCTTCGAATGTGGCGTAACCCTCTGCCTCAACATTGAGTGCCAGCCTCTCTGCCGTACCGACCACATACGTCCGGCGTATGTATTCCCTCTGGTAGCGCAACGGCCGGTCTTCCCGCTTCTCCACCTTCGCGACGCCGTAAGAAACCAGCACGGCGGGTTACAGCGTTTCCGGTGGGTTTCCGTTGGTGGTCGCGTGGTCTTCTACCGCGCAGCCGGCCAACACACACTCCATGCTACAATACACCGTCCCCGTCTCTCCATCTCTAGGATCTGCGGTGGCTCGGATCTTCTCCCCGCAGTAGGCGCAGGTCAGTGTGACCTCGCGGCTGGATCTCATCCCATACAGACCCAGCGCCAACTACAGTTCTGCCCCCGAGAGTCGCAGGAGCACACGGGCACCATCGAGCCCCGGCAGCCCATCGGGGTCATCGGGCGCATGGGCATAATGCCACACGATCCGGCACCTGCGGGTGCGGGGGCAATAACCCCCAGTAGTGAAAAGGTCAGTGAAAACAGCAGGATCAATCGACTCATAGTTGGTGCCTGCACTGGTGCATGCACGCTTCGCCATTGGGGAACCTGG